GACAGGTCAAGTATTTGAAAGTGTCTGGGGCAACCTTGGTTCTGCCATTGACAATTTTGTCAAGACCGGCAAGGGGAGCATGAAGGACTTGGCTCGTAGCGTCATTCAGGATTTGATTGCAATTCAAATGAAAGCTGCTGCAATGAAGTTTCTTGGCATGGCTTTTGGTGCATTCTCTGGCGGTGGTTTTGGAACTGGCAATGCTTACGGTAATCAAGATTTAGGTGGCTTTTTGGCTGAAGGCGGTCCAGCAGAAGCCAATACTCCATACATTATTGGTGAGCGTGGACCTGAGTTGTTTGTTCCGCGAACAGCTGGTACAGTTATTCCAAACAATGCTTTGTCTGGCATGAGTGGTCAAACAATTAACTACAATGGCCCGATCATTCAAAACATGAACGCTATTGATACACAGTCGGGAATTCAATTCTTGTCTAAAAACAAACAAGCTGTTTGGGCTGCTAATCAGTCCGCACAGCGGTCATTACCAGTGAGCAGATAATGAGCATTACACAAATTCTTAGCGTTAGTGAAAGTGTTGGCATCAATGACCAAAGATTTATTGGTCAAACAGTAAGCCGCAACCAAAAAATCCTCACCAGTGAAATTTTGACGGTTGTGCCTTTTCAGTTTACAATGAAGCCAATGAATTATTTGCTGTATTCACAAAATAGAACTTTGTTGAATACTTTGCGTATTCCTGATAAATCGCTTGAACAATATTTGAATTTTGCTTCAACTGGATGGGTCAATTACATTCAGTACCAAGGTGAAATGACGCCTGTTCAAATTGCCGCTTGTCAGTGGCAAACATCGTCAGCCAACAAGGTTTTGGTGTTGGGTTCCTTGCCGTCAATTTCATCTACTGCTTACCTATTCAAAATCGGTGACTTTGTTCAGGTTGGCCGATATTCATACATTGTGACCGCAGATGTAACTCGTGGAGCAGGCTCGACAGTTAACGTGCCAGTTCACCGCAATTTGATTGATACTTTGGCATCGCCAGTTGCTTGTGTTGCTGGCGAGTACGGCACAACAACCAGCCTTGGCGGTAGCACTTACACAGGCATCACATTCCCAATCATTCTGCGGGAATATCCTACATACACGCTTGTGCCAATGACCAATGATTCTTTCTTGCAATGGTCAGGCGAGTTTGTTGCGTTTGAGGCGGTTCTATGAATGTCATTGCTCCAGTTGATGGAACCAACAACATCAGGATTGCTGATTTTGTCAGGATTAACACTGGCAGCGCAATTTATCGTTTTACGACAGCCCCATCCAACATTACCGTACCGGCAGTTGATGCGTCAGCATTTGACGCTGTTGGAACTTTGATGCGCGTTGGGGATGTTCAGCGAGATATAAAAAGCACTGCCAATGAAACGTCTGTCACTCTGACGGGAATTGACACATCAGTGCTTGGGTATGTTTTGGGTCAAACAGTAAAAGGCTCATACATACAAATGTGGCACGGGTTTTTTGATACCAGCGGCGCACTTATTACATCAGGCGGCACTGGGGGTTTGTATCAATTTTTCAGCGGCTATATCACATCATTCAGCATTCAAGAAAACTGGATGGAGGAAGCCCGAGAATACGTTGGAACAGTGTCAATTTCGGCTTCAAGCACACAATTGATTTTGCAAAACAGAACAGCCGGTAGATACACTAATAATGACAGCTGGCAGTTTTTTAACCCAACAGATGAAAGCATGAACCGTGTTGCATTTGTCAGCACCATCAATTATCAATTCGGGAAAGAAGAATGATTCGCAAAGCCAATCGTTTTGACATCCCGGAAGTGCTGGATATGCTCCGCGCTTACAGAAGTCAAACGCCACTTGAATTCTTGCGCGATGCTGATGATGCTGAATACGTCACTCAGATGCTCAACGAATTGATTGCCGGGCGTGGCGTTGTGTTGTTGGCTGAGATTGATGAGAAACCTGTTGGGATGATGGTTGCCGCTGTCATGCCAAGCATCTGGTCACCAAAACATTTCGTGCTGACTGAGTTTGCGTATTGGGTTGAGCCAGAGCATCGCGGAAGCACAGCCGGATACCGTCTGTTGCGAGCCTATCTGGACGAAGCGATTGCGCTCAAAGACGCTGGCCGAATCTGCAATGCGTTCATCAGCAAAATGGTAAACAGTCCTGACCTGAAATTTAGCAGGTTCGGGTTTTCAAAACTTGAAGAATTTTGGGTGATTTGAAATGCCGGGTTCAATTATTGCAAGCGCGTTGTTGTTAACGGGAGTTCAAGCCACTGTTGTTGCGTTTGCAATCAATATGGTGGTTTCCTCAATCATTGCCAAATCATTAGGGGCGGAAAACCCTTTTACCAACGACAACCAAAACAACCCGAATCCGGGCAACAGGCAACAAATCCCGCCAGCAACGGACAACAAATTGCCTGTTGTCTACGGGTCTTCCTATCTGGGGGGGGTCATCACTGATTTGACCATAAGCAATGACAACCAGACAATGTATTACTGCCTGTCTTTGTCCGAAGTCACAAACAGTGAAAACGGCGGCACGGGTGATGTGTTTACGTTTGGCGATGTGTATTGGGGCGGGAAGCGTTGCATTTTTGACCTTGTTGATCAAACAAAGGTTATTTCACTGTTTGATGAATCTACTGGTGAGGCCCAAACGAATGTAGAAGACAATTTGTTCATCTACCTGTATCGCAACGGCTCATACACTCCAACAAACGGCACGGTCAATGCTGTTGATGTAATGAGCGACCCTGATTTGGTTTACAAATGGGACAGCAGCAAGCCAATGACAAATTGTGCTTTTGCGATTGTCAAAGTGATTTACAACCAAGATGCTGGACTAACAGGGATTCAGCAAACCAGATTCCAAGTCAATAACCCACGAACAAGCCCGGGGGATTGCTTGTCAGACTATTTGAAATCATCACGCTACGGTGCGGCACTCACGGCGCAGCAAGTTAATTCAACAAGCCTGACAGCGTTGAATTCATATTGCGCTGGAACATTTAACTACACAGATGCTGCTGGTGGCGCAGCTACACAAACACGCTTCAAATTTGATGGCGTTATTGACACCGCTCAAACCGTTATGAACAATCTGCAACAGATGGCCGCGTCATGCGATTGTCTTTTGAGGTACAACGAAATCACATCGCAATGGGGGGTGATTGTTCAATCGCCAACTTACACCACGGCACTTGCAATCAACGACAGCAACATGGTGTCTGCTATTCAAATCACGCCTACTGATTTGTCTAGCAGCCCCAACATCATTGAAACAAAATTTGCCAACTACACAGAAAAAGACACGTTTGCTTCAGCGGCTTACAGCTTGTCGGTTCTAAACCCGTCTTTGTTGTATCCCAATGAGCCGGTCAACAAACAATCCGTTTCTTTGTCTTTGGTCAATAACGATGTACGCGCTCAATACATTGCTGTTCGGCTGTTGAAGGCGGGGCGCGAAGATTTGATTGTCCAAGTGACAATCTCATATGTTGGGCTTCAGCTTGAAGCCGGTGATGTAATCAGCCTGACAAGTGCAAATTACGGCTGGACAAGTAAATTGTTCCGTTTGTCCAAGGTTGTTGAGAACTTCAGTGATGATGGGCAAATCACTGCGTCATTGACTTTGCTTGAATTTAACCCAAGCGTTTTTGATGACCAGACGATTAACGCTTTCAAACCCGCCCCCAACACGGGTATTCCATCGCCCTTGGTTTTTGGAACAATTTATGCGCCAACAATCGCAAACCAATCGCCCAACGCAGCTAATCCTTCATTTGGGATTGCGGTAACTTCATCATCAGCCGGTGTCAGCCAATATGCTGAAGTTTGGTATTCAGCATTTTCCAGCCCAACAAATACGCAACGCATTTTTGCGGGAACAACTGCTGTGAGGGCATCGGGAAATCCGTATTTGCCGAACACAAGCATGGGCACTGTTCAAATCACAAATATTCCGCAGGGGAATTGGTATTTTTTTGCACGCATGGTGAACTCGCTGGGCATAAGCAAATTCAGCACCGCCAGCAGTTTGCTTCAATGGCGTCCAACGACTTTTCAATTTGTTGACCGCTACATCGTCATGGCTTTTGCTGATGACATTGTTGGAGCCGGAATCAGCAGCGATCCACGGGGGAAATCATATTTTGGTCTTTGGAATGTTGACACATCTCCAGCGTATTCCAGCGACCCGGATAATTACACTTGGTATCTGGCTCAACCCACTTTTGGCATTAGCGTGTATCCAATTTACGCCAACAGGCAAAACCGAAAATTCAGTTTTGATTCTGACTTTGCCGCTCAAGCAGCAGGTACTGCGGCATGGGTTCCTTTGTCCACATCTCAATTTGACCCGTCTTTGTGGGCGGCTTTGCCTGATGGAACAAACGTAATTGACCTTGATGTACGCACAGGCCAGCTTTTAACAACAGGAACTACCACCACGGGCAACGGCGAAATTGCCGTCACAAACAATCAGGATGGACGGGTTGTTGCTCAGTTGTCCACATTTCTTGATTTCGGTCCGGGAGTCAGTCAATTCACAAGCGCGGTTGCTCAACTGACAATCGACAAATATGGGCGCGTGGTTGGTTTTGCTGCGCCTGATGATTTTGGCTACACGCTGTACGAAGCAACAGCAACAGCAAGCCAAACAGTGTTTACGCCAACAGCCCGAGGCGCAGATTATTTTGCCGACCAATGCCTTGTTTTTAGAAACGGGTTCTTGTTGGATGAGGCTGAATACACAGACATAACAACAACAACAACGCTTTCCAATGCTTGCGCTGCGGGAGACATAGTTTCAATTATCAGCATGAGCGCACAGACAAACGGCAACACGTATGTCAACACAGGGTTGACAGTTCAAACTGTTGCAACAACTGTTGTGACATACAACACAACAACAAAACCTTGGCAACTAATAAATGTGGGCGACAAAATTACATTTGTCAACACTGGAACACCAACTCAATACACAGTCACTGCAATCAATTACACAACAAGGCAAATCACGTTTTCGACAACAGTAACTGGGGTTGTTGCGGGAGCGTTAATTTATGTGTATCGTGCAGCAAACACGGCTTATCGTCCAATGAGCCGCTGGAGCGTGTCGTTGAGCGCGCAATCGTCATATACACCTACAACTTGGTCTTTTTTGTCCGGGTATGAAAAACTTTACTTGAACGGGGCTGGCGTAAATGATATTGACTACGATTTAACAGGAACATTGTCTTTCCCTCAAAACGTAAGTGGACTTTTGACTGTCATTCAATTTGCGCCAAACGTGTTGACAACACCGGTTGGTGCTCAATCAAGCGTTGCCTCAAGCACGGTTATCGGTCAGCAGACTTACAATTTTGATTTGAACGTCAATGCCTTTGAGTTGTATTACAACGGCCCGTTGCAAGAACAGGGAACAGATTACACACTTGGAACAGGCTCATATACTTTGGCATCTTCACCATTAACAAGCGCAAGCATTCTTCAACAAGTTACTTACAACAGAACAGGAGCAGCATAAATGACACAAGCATTAAATATGGCCCTTTTGGGAAACAACGTGAACACGTCAGGGCAGGTTTCGTTGACTGCCGGCGTGTCTGGAGTTTTGCCGACAGCAAACGGCGGCACTGGCGGAACACTTCCTGTCGCAAACGGCGGCACGGGTAGATCAACGCTTACTGCCAACGCGGTTCTTTTGGGAAACACCACAACTGCTGTTCAAATGATTGCCCCGGGAACTTCCGGGAATGTCTTGCGTTCAACCGGCACTACATGGGCATCTGCTGCTATTGGTGAATATGACGGGAACAATTTTCAGTTGTTCACAGCAAGCGGCACTTTTACTGTCCCGGCAGGTATCACAGGCATTAAAGTAACTGTCAGAGCCGGTGGCGGTGGTGGCGGCGCAGGGAGTGAAAGTTGCGCAACTTTTTCAGGTGGTAGTGGCGGCTTTGGCGGATTATCTTTGGGGTTTTTAACTGTTACACCGGGCGGGACTTTTGCCGTAACAGTTGGGGCGGGTGGCGCGGGCAGTAATTCAACAAACGGGTCTGCTGGTGGCGCAAGCAGCTTTGCAACAAACTTTACAACAACTGGCGGCGGTGGCGGGGCTTTTGGAAGTGGTCAAAACGGAGCTAACGGTGCAGATGGTACTGGCAGCGGTGCAACATTCAACACGATGATTGCGAGACCTGAAGTTCGATACAGGCCAAGAGCAACCAGCGCAACTGCCGGAGTCGCGTATGCAGTTGGAAGCACTATTAACTGGGCTGGTGGCGGTGGTACTGGAGAACTGGGGTCAGGTGGCAACAATGCTTCTGGCGGTGTTGGTGGTGCGGTTCTTGTTGAATGGTGATACAAATGGAAATTCAAAACTATTGCATGGTTAATGAGCAAACAGCGGTTTGCGAAAATGTTGTTTTGTGGGACGGCAATTCTGGCAACTGGCAACCACCAGAGGGTTATCTGTTGTTGTTGCAATCCGCAACTCCAGCAAAAAACTGGGTTTGGGACGCAACCGGGAATCAATGGATTTTG